AGATAGATGTAATTATGAATGAATTAATATTTGCAGATACAACAAATGATTATGTATCACCTATCCATAACTATGGATTTGTTTATTTAACAGGTGATGAATACCAAAAGGGGCTAAATATTTGCCTAGGCCTATTAGGGCATTGTGACATCCTAGTATTGTGCGATGGATGGGAACAGAGTCGAGGATGTAAAGGTGAATATGAATATGCTCAAAAGCATGGTAAGGCTATATTCAAACTAGATGAATGGAAGGCATTAAATAGAATATGAATATATGGGGGCTATTCGATAGTGGCAATAGTTGCTATAAGAAAGCTGTATATGAATACAATTCTCAATGGGGGGGGCAACACCATATTACAAGTATAGGTATAGATAGAGAAAACAAAAATATTGATTTTATAAATCAAGATTTAGCTATTAATACCTTGTTTGATGATAAAGCTTTGTTTGAAAAGTTAGACATGTTGGATAGGCCAGATATTATTCTAGCCTCTCCACCATGTGAGAGTTGGAGTATTGCAAGCGCCATGAAAAATGGAAATGCATGCTGGAAGAAAGAATTTAATACAGCTACATCATTATTTGGAGATGTTCAAGCATCAAGCAAATTTACTATAAGAGAGCATAGGGATTATGAAAGGTATCAATATAAATATGGGAAATCATTTCTTACCAGAATAAATGGTGAAATGTGTACATATAATATGGTACAGATCATAGAGAGATATGAACCAAAGATATTTATCATAGAGAACCCTATGCAATCTAGAATATGGGAATATTTAGAGGATGTAATAGGATTTAAATTACCACATAAGAATAGAACTTATTACAGTGATTATGGTTATATCATTCAAAAGCCAACAATTTTTGCAAGTAATATAAATCTTGGCTTACGGAATAATAAAACTGCTACAAAGTTAGCATTTAAAGATATTAAATCCAATGGGAATGGTTGTTATAATGAGAGGTCCAATATACCCAATGAATTAATCTTTGACATGATAAGAAAATGTGAAAGGAAGCTTAATGAAAGTAGAATTATTTAATGATAATTTTCAGAACTACAAAAGGTATGGCATACCCAAGGCACAACTTGTAATAGCTGATATTCCCTATAATTTAGGGGGGGCAGCATATGCAAGTAATCCTATGTGGTATATAGGTGGAGATAATAAAAACGGCGAAAGTAAGAAAGCAGGAAAAGCATTCTTTAATACAGATCATAATTTCAATATTGCAGAATATTTTCATTTCTGTAATCGCTTATTAAAGAAAGAACCAAAAGAGAGGGGCAAGGCTCCATGTATGATTGTGTTCTGTAGCTATGAACAGCAAGCGATGGTAATTGAATATGCCAAGAAACATGGGTTCAAGAATTATATACCAATCTCTTTTATCAAGAATTATTCAGCACAAGCATTAAAAGCTAATATGCGTGTCGTTGGTGCTACAGAATATGCATTGATTTTATATAGAGAAAAACTACCGAAATTTAATAATAATCACAAGATGATATTTAACTGGTTTGAATGGCGTAGGGATAACAAAAATATCATTCCTAAAATCCATCCAACACAAAAGCCTGTATCAGTATTAAAGAGATTGATAGAAATTTTTACTGATGAAGGTGATGTAGTAATAGATCCTGTGGCAGGTAGTGGCGCAACATTAAGAGCAGCTATGGAGTTAGGACGTAGTGCATATGGATTTGAAATATCAAAAGATTTCTATAGTAAGGCGAAATCAGAAATGTTAAGCGATGTAAAAACACAAACAAGCTTATTAGAATATTGTGAATAGCAGGAGACGGAAAGAGATGCAAATGAAATGTCATAGGTGTGATAGATTATTCACACCAGTAGGGTCAGAAAAGCATTGTCCTGATTGTATAGCAGGAAAGCCAATACCAAAGAAGAGAACAGCAGCAGAGGTAAGGGCAGAAATAAAAGCGAAGCGTGATGCGGAAGAAGCAAAGAAATATAAGTACGAACGCTATTGTATATGTTGTGGTAAGAAATTCTATACAAATAAAACAAACCGGGTAATATGCAGTGATTATGAATGTGAAGAGAAGATGCGTATAGAACGGTTGCAAACTAATAGAGCAAAATACAGAACTAATGCAAAACAGAAGAAGGGAAAATAATCCATGCTAAAGAAAGATAAAAGCAAATGGTGTTGGGTAGACGATGATAGAGCTGGATATCCATATGATACACGGGTAGAAGCAATTGAAGATTTTTATAGTGATGATAGAAATGCAGAAGTAACAGAAGTTCATATAGGGCATCCAGAATATTTTGTACCAGAAATTGATGTTGAAAATATCATTGAACAACTACAGTACGACGCTACAGATGAGTTTTATGGGATTGGTGAACTCGCGGATGATTATTTAAGTAATGTAAAAGATGAACATAAGAAAGAATTAGAAATTAAATTAAATGCAGTGATACAAAAATGGGAGCGGCGACATGGGTATAATTTAACTACTTATGCTGCAGCGGGAATAGAAAAATTTCATAGAGTGAAACTAGAGCGACTAAAATAATCAAAAGGAAATTAAGATATGACGGAAGAGGAAATGCAAAAGAAGTTAGGGAGACATTTATTCTTAAAGAATATAACTATTCCTAATATAACAATGCATGGAGATGGGAAAGGGGAGTATGAAGCAGATTTAATCTACTTCAATCTTAAAGTAAGAGTTGTTACTGAAATAGAAATCAAGGTAAGCATTCAAGATTTTAGAGCAGATTTTAAGAAGAAAAGATACCATGATCATTTACATGTAGGCTATTTGTATTATGCAGTACCACAAGACTTGTATGAAGACCATAAGGATGAAATAGAAAGCTTATTAGGTGATGCGGGATTAATAGTGGTCAATATATCTAATAATAAAAGAGAAGATGCTAGATATATTAAAAGGGCAAAGAAGCGCAAAGATGTAAAGGCATTAAATGAAAGTGAAGTTATTAACTATTTAAGAATTGGTTGTATGAAGTGGGTGAATCGGTAGTGAACTTTAAGTAAAAAATAGTTATATAAAAAGGGAGATTAAATAAATGAACGAAAATCAATTTGAACGAGTAACAGGATATGAAGATGCTGATTTGCCTGTTAGAAAAACAGAATATGCAGCTGGATATGATATAAAGCCTTATGAAAATGGTGTGGTGTTGCCACATCAAACAAAACTCATTCCTACTGGTATCAAATGCAGATTGAACTATGATGAACATATTCAACTACATTTAAGATCTAGTGTGGGGATTAATAATGATGTAATGCTTGCTAATGGTACAGGTATTATCGATGCTGACTACTACAACAATGACGATAACGAAGGTCATATTATGATACCTATTAGAAACCTAGGTGATACGCCGTTTGAATATAATAAGAACGAAAGATTGGCGCAATTAATTATTATGCCATATCGTATTACGGCTAAGGATAGAACTACAAAGAAACGTACAGGCGGTTTTGGAAGCACTGGTAATAAATAATGGCGATTAAACATAAGAGAATCATTGATAAAAAAATGATTAAAACAATTAGAACAAACCATTGTGAATACTGTGGCAGACTATGTAATATAGAACCACATCATGTATTTTCTCGTGGTAGTGGTGGTGGAGATATCAGAGAAAATCTAATTCAATTATGCAGTCAATGTCATGTCAATACACATGCAGGAAACATGCCTAACAAAGAAACTTGTTTAAAAATTATAGCTAAAAGAGAACATACTGATGCGGAAACAATATACGTAATAAATCGTAAAGCAATGGGATATGACATATAAAAGGGTGATAAATTTATAACGGGAGGTGATGCGGATACATGGATAAAGAACAAGAAAAGAAATATATAAGAAATGCTATTGAATATTTAAAGCCAATAAAATCATGCACCTTAGAAATACAATCAGCCAAAAGAGAATTACAACGATTAAGAAGTGATATTACGTCACTAAGTGCAATAGATTATAGTAAGGATCGTGTATCAGGTGGCGGTATTAAAGAAGGGTTAGAAGCTAGTATAGCTAAGATGTTAGAAAGCGAATCTAAATGCCTTGAGAAAACAAATGCATTGATTCAGTTACGCGAAGATGCAAGAAAACATATTGAGTGCTTACGATGTGTTGAGGGGAAGATAGCATTGATGCAAGAATATGTTAATGGTATGTCATTTAAAGGTGTGGTATCATTTATAGGGTATAGTAAAACACAGGTACAGTCATATAAAAAGGAAGCATTAATTGAATTAGGTCAAGAATTGACCCAAATAGTACCAAACTGACCCAAATAGTACCAAACTGGTATTTAGATATGTGATATTATATATGTGTGAAAATTGCCACTGAGCAATCATTCACCAAATTACTCAAAACAAAATATTAGGCTCGTGTAACCATTCAGTTATACGGGCCTTTTGTTTTGTACATATGATATACCCCACCCCCTGGTGCCTATTGAATACACACAACTCACCAATCAATGATTCATGTTTGACCTCTTTGAATATATAACTACACAACCTTAAGATACACTTATACCTTGTGAGTTGTGTGTATTGAGTAGGCGATGAAAGGATGTGAACGGTATGCCTAATGTAAAATGCAATAAGACTGCATGCTTAGATAATCATCATGGAATGTGTGGTGCTAACAAAATAGTAATAAAAGCTAATGGTTATTGCCGTTCATGTTCGCATGCACACCATATGATGAGACATGTGGATAGGGATGAGGCACGGCACCGTCATGAAGATGAGCGCCGCCTGTCTCATCGTAAAAATAAAAAATAAATTTTAAATATTGAATATATTATTTTAAATTTGGATATTTTTTTATGGGTCCTTCTGGCCAAGGCTGATGCCTTGCGGTGGCCGAGACCCCAAAATTTGCCTAGATTTTAATTTTTTTATGACCTTGCTAGTGATACAGGTAATGAAAGGAGGCTGATTGATAAGTGAAAATTACAGATGATTTGAAGACAGCAACGGCCTCTCAGTCGAACCTGGCAAAAGCACTTGGACTCTCGCGTCAACGTGTTTCGCAACTGCTTCAAGAAGGGGTTTTAGCAACGGATGAGAAAAATCAAATTTTGGTTATCAAATCCGTTATCAATTATGTCAAATATAAGGGGCAATCCTCTGCTGAAGAGGTGAGCAGTTCCGATGATGCGGTGTTCGAGGTTGAAAAGGCCAAGAATGAACGCGCGAAACGCAAGATTGCTGAGTTGAAGTTGGCCAAAATGAACGGCGAAGTGTACTCGGCAGATACTGTAGAACAGGTTATGACAGAAATGCTCGTGAATTTGCGCACACAATTATTAGGATTGCCAACTAAATTGGCACCACAATTACAGAGTGTGACAAAAGAGGAAGCATATAACTTGTTAACGCAAGAAATTGAGGATAAATTATCTGAATTAAGTGAATATACGCCGTCATTATTCATGGATAGCGATGATACAGATGAGGAGGAAGTGCGAAAATGACAATATTAGATTGCATGATGAAAGCCTTATCTGTTCGTGAACTTCATGAAATACCAGGTGTATTAATGGATGTGTTGCTTGATCATAATAAACTGGAAAGATTAATTGCGAATATGAGTGGTTGTTATTCGTATTCTGGATTATTACAGGAATTTGAAGAAAAAGCAGCAGATAGAAAAAACTATATGCAAGACTATACGCCTCAAAGTGTTATGGATATCGTAGCAGGTATATCCACTAATGGATGTGTAAGAGATGTATGTGCTGGCATAGGCGGTCTTTCATTAGCTAAGTATAAGAATAATCCAGATGTAGTATTACAACTTGAGGAATATTCTAAAAATGCGATATGTTTTTTACTGTTTAATTTAGTAATGAACAGAGTCCCTGCTGTTGTAATAGAACGAAATGTACTAACTAAAGAAAATATAGCGAAATATAAGGTGGAGATTAGTAATCAAGCACCGCAGATTATCAAAGAAGTATGTATAGATGAATGTACATATTCGGCTGATACAATTATTAGCAATCCTCCATATAGTCTATCGTGGGTGCCTGTTAATGATGAACGTTTTGATGGGTATAAATTAGCGCCAAAAAGTAAAGCAGATTATGCTTTTATCTTGGATGGTATTTATTCTCTTAAAAATAACGGGACAGCAGTATTCATTTTACCTCATGGTGTATTATTCCGCGGACAAGCTGAAGGTGATATTCGTGAAAATTTGATTAAAAACAATTTACTTGATGCGGTTATAGGATTGCCATCTAATTTATTTACCAATACAGGCATCCCTGTATGTATACTTGTATTTAAGAAAAATAGGGTAAATAAAGATATATTATTTATCGATGCTCAAAAAGATTTCGTTAAGGATAAAAGCAAAAATATAATGACATCAGAACATGTGTTAAAAGTTATTGATACTTATAACAATCGTTCTGATATTGAAAAGTATTCAAGAAAAGTTAGCATTTCTGAAATAGAAGAAAACGATTATAACTTGAATATACCTAGATATATTGATAGCTTTGAGCCTGAAGAAATACCAGATGCAGTACGGCTTGCTAAAGAACTGAACGAAATTAATAGAGAAAGCCGTACT